ACAATTAAAAGATCCAAGAGACGCTTTTGAAGATTTCGGTGGCAAAATGAAATCAGCATTTCAAGAAGCGTTTGAAGATGGTGGTCCTTTCAAATTTGTGTCTGACAAAGACAGATCAGATCTAGAAGCACAAATTGCAAAATTAAAAAAAGACACTGAAGGAGCATTGAATGATGACCCAATCACCATAACACCAAAAATCGATCAAGACAAACTGCAAAAAGAATTAGAAAAAACCATGGAAGGTTTGACCAGTGTGGCCAAGTCTGTGGGAGGAGTGTTTGAGGATACATTTGGAGCATCCTACGTAAAAGAAAGTCAAAAATTACAAGACGCACTGGATAAAAATTTAATCACTTTGGAAGAATATCATCATGCTGTTGCTGTGTTGGAAAGAAAAGCACAGTTGGAAAGAGAAGCACGAAATGAAAAAGAAAGAAAAGATGCCATTAATTTAATTAAATCAGGCAAAGCACAAGAAATAGATATTGAAAAAGCATTTGGTAAAGATAAAAAAGGGTTAACAATAGCATTGGGTAGAGAGTTAATAAATGAATTAGCTCAAGTGAATGAAAAAGCATTTAGAATATCAAAAGCACTAGCAATAGCAGATAGTATAATGCACACAGCACAAGGTGTTATGAAAGCATTAAGTGCGGGTAACTTTTTGATGGCGGCATTGATTGCGGCAACAGGTGCAGTACAAGTGGCAAAAATTAAATCAACTCAATACACAGGTCCAAGAGAAAAAGGTGGGCCAGTTTCTAGAGGACAACCATACTTGGTAGGGGAAGCAGGACCAGAAATGTTTGTGCCTAATGCAGGTGGTAGAATTATGCCCAACAATCAAATGGGTGGTCGTGCAGTCACAGTGAACTTCAACATTGAAACTGTGGATGCCACAGGTTTTGATGAATTATTATTGGAAAGAAGAAGCACCATTGTTGGTGTAATCAATGAAGCAATGAACAGACAAGGAAGAGAAGGGATCACAGCATAATGGCAAGCATCGGAGCATTTAACGGTAGTTCAAGCATTTTATCAAATGCAACACCAATACAATTTAGAGCAGTCAACTTCAAACAACAGAATGAAGTGGCAATCACAAAAACTGCATCAGGCAGAATCATCAGATCAACATCAGCAACCACACTGTGGAAAGGCACACTGGAGTTGGTCAGTTTAACTGTGGCAGATTTCAAACAGATACAAGGTTTTATCGCCAAAGCAAAAACCAGTGTGAATGATTTTACCATAGAGATACCAGAAATAAGTTTTAGAACAGCAACTGATACAGTGGGCACCCTTACAGTTTCAGGCAACTATGGACAAGGTTCATCACAGGTGGAAGTCACAACANATCAAGGCAACATCAACGCCACAGCACTCAAGATGGGTGATGTGATCAAGTTTTCAGGACACAGCAAAGTGTACATGGTGACAGAAGATGCTGTGTTGGACTCTGCGGGGTTTGCCATTTCTTTTGAACCAGCATTGGTTCTACAAGTCAACAACAGTGAAACAGTAGCATACGACAATGTGCCATTCAAAGTGATTATGAGCAGTGATCTACAAGAATATCAATACAATGTAGATGGCACTGTGAATTATAGGATGGATGTTGAGGAGGTAATCTAATGCCTCGTGGTTTTTCAGATCCATTAAACACATATCTTGCAGGCAACACATTTACCAGTGTGTTGTTGTTGGAGATAGATANACCAGACAGTGGTGGTGTTTCAGAAACTGTGAGATACACCAACAATCCTTATGATTTAGATTACGCAGGCAACACATATTCTGCACAGGGTGAATTTATTTCTATCAGTGAAACACAATTGAACAGTGCTGTACAAATCAGTTCTGTCAACATAGCAATTAACGCCTTAACACTCAGCAACGTGCAGACTTTTGCCACATCAGAAATTATCAATCAAACAGTCAGCATCTACAGAGGATTTATTGATCCCAACACCAATGTGCTGTTGGGTGATTCAGCAGGTGAAAATGCATTCCTGTTGTTCAAAGGCAAAGTGGCAGGTTACTCAGTGACCAACAATCAAACCACAGCAGACATACAACTACAGGTCAGTTCACAGTTTGTGAACTTCAACAGAAAGAATGGACGCAGAACCAATCAAAACAATTTTCAAAGAGAACATCCAAATGATGCCAGCATGGAGTTTTCACACGAAGCATTGGCAGAAATAAAATGGGGTATAAAATAATGTTAAAACAAGCAAACATCTCACATTTCAATCAATTACAAGAATTATATCGTGTACACGCAGAAGAGGCCAACGTGTCAGGCAAGTTAAGTTTTGATATTGAGACAGCAATTGAATTAACCAAACAAAGACTGATAGAAGAACAGAGCAACATACTGTTGTACATCAGAGACGACAAAGTGATAGGTTACAGTGTGGTCAGTCTATCAGAACTAACATGGAATAGAGTAAGAATTGCCAACATAGAAATGTTTTTTATACATCCAGACTACAGACAAAAAATTAGCAGTCATAAATTTTTTGACCAAATAGAAGAATTTTTAAGAGACAAAGACGTTGAATTGTTGATGAGCGGTGTGTTTCTGTTTGACAATGATTACAATGTGGATGAAGAATATGTTGAACGTGCCAGTAAATATTTTGAAATGAAAAATATGAAATGGTGTGGTAACATGTACATTAAGGAGTTATAATGGGGTTTATTAAGAAACCAATCAAAGGAATAATAAAAGGCATCAAAAAAGTTGTCAAAGGCATAACATCTTTCGTGGGTGATGCTTTTGGATTCATAATCAAACCTTTTGGTTCTTTTGAAACACCAGACATTTCCGCAGAACAAGTTGCACAAGGTGTTAAGGTCACAAAATCAGGCACCAATGTGGGTATTCCTGTGGTGTATGGATTTAGACGAGTGGGTGGCACGATTGTACACGTGGAAACAGATGGCAACAGCAATCAATTTCTTCATGTGGTTTATGTCATATCTGAAGGTGAAATAGCAGGTGTTCACAGAATACGTTTGGACGACAATGAATTGTTGCCACATCCTGGTACCAGCAACACATACAATCATGGACAAGAATATACATCTACAACTGGTAGATATAAAGACAGAGTACGATTTCAAATATTCAACGGCACAGAAAATCAAGTTCAAAGCACACTGGCAAATGGATCACCCAGTTGGAACAACGGTGTAAGAAAATTACCAGGTGTTGCTTATGCGGCATTTAGATTTGAATGGAAAAATTCTAATCAAGCAGAAATAGATTCAAATCCATTTGGTGGTGGTGTGCCACAAATAACATTTGACGTGTTTGGTAAGAAAGTTTTTGATCTTACTTCAGTGACACCAGGCAGTGAAAATTTGCCAAACGATTATGCTGACTTAACTAAAAGTTATGTGGAGACAGATTTCAACAGACCAGGCACAAACCCAGCAAACTGTTTGTTAGACTACATGATGAATCCACGTTATGGATTAGGCATCAAAAAAGAAGACATACACACAGAAAGTTTTAGAATTGCGGCGGCAAAATATAACCAATTGGTAGATTTAGACCAAGATGGTAATTTTACGGAGTTTGTTTTAACCTGCAACACAGTGTTGACCACAGAAGCAAAACTGATAGACAATGTTAAACAATTGGTAGGTGGATGTAGAGGTGTAATGCCTTACGTGAGTGGTAGATACAAATTGAAAGTTGAAGATGGCGGCAATGATACAGACATCACCAGTGCCACAATCAACGTTGCTTTTGACGTGAGTAATTTTTACATCACAGGTTCAGTGACTTTAGGCGGAGAATCCAAAGTCAGCAAATACAACAATGTGTATGTGAATTACATAGATCCAGACAAAGAATTTAGCAGTCAACAAGCGGTATTCAGTCAGGCAGGAGATCAAGCAGTGGATGACGATGAAGAACTTTCAGGTGAATTTACTTTTTCTACAATCACCAATCCTTACATAGCACGTGAATTGGCAAGAATGATTTATTTGAAATCACGTAATCAAAGAACATTAAATTTTACAGGCACACAAGAATTATTAAATGTTGAACCAGGTGACATCATCAGAATGTCAGAAGACATATTGGATCTAGATTTGCGTACATTCAGAGTGGTTGATATGAAATTGACCAACACAGGATTGGTAGAAATATCTGCTGTTGAACACACAGCATCAAACTATCCACACGTGTCTGGTGAACAGATTGAAATACCACCCACTGTGTATTTGCCAGATGAATATTCAGGTAGACCTTTACAGCGACCAGTGAGTGATCCACCAAAAGGTGTTAAACCACCTTATCCTACACCAGGCGATTCTGCAGGAGATCAACCAGCACCCACACCACCACCACCTTATGAACCAATTGACAAACCCAGCATTGACAAATTCTATTATTCATCTTTAAGAACCACACTGGATCCTACTAATCTATATGGTCGAAATATAGGAAGATATCACGGCATTGAACAAGAATATCCACCAACATTTCCACTGTTGGATTATGACACCACAAGATCAGGTGCTACTTCGCATGGACCTTATGACAAATTGTTCAACAACACAGTGACCATAGCACAATCCAATGTAAGAAAAGAAGTCATCTACAATCTAGAAGATCCTCAAGCAGGCATCTACACATTGGCAACAAGAGCAATTATCTTTTTGAATTTTCCTATGGAAAGCAGTATGGAAAAAATAATTATTGAAGCATATGATGGATTCAACAGAGTGGGCACATCTTATTCTGTGGATTATGCCAATCCTGTTTCACATCAACTGGGCGTACCTTATCTTATACAAAATGTACCTATTGGTGCCAGTCTAAATCCATCAGAAGATAGATATGCTAGATTCAGCGACAAAGGAGAAAACGGTACCGTAATTTTGCCACTCAACAAGAATTTTACATTCAAGATAAGAGCGATCAAACACATTCAGGGTGAAACACAAGAATATAGAATAGGCGGAGATTTTACTAGAGTTGGTTGGAATGACACACAGCAGTATATACTGAGAGGCACACGTTTGAAAGACAACGGACTTGAAGGTTTTATAAATTATATCAACAGCACTTACGGTTATGATGGTGCGGGATCACAAAATTTAGGAGGATAACATGCCAAGCAATGGTTTTTTTGATGTGGATACTGGCACACTACATGCTCGCAGTGTGGAAGGTTGGCAGGATTACACACAGTGGAGTTCTTTCACTTCATGGCAAGGCACACCTGGCAGTAATCTAGAGTTTACTACCAACATTATTGATGCAGGCACAGTGGATTATCACATGCCTCTTATCACTTGTGAAAGTGCGACTCCTATCACGATAGAAATGAGTCACAGCAGTACAGTTGATTCAACAGGTGGTGCTTTAGATTCACCAACAACTGTAACCATTTCACCCAACACCAGCAACATCACAGTGCCTTACGCAAGATTCTTCAAATTCAAAATTATACAAGGCACAGGAGACAGTGGTGCCGCACAAGATTCAGCAGGATCACCGCTACTCACACTGCGTGATCTCAATATTATTTTTAGAACACAAACCAGCACACTCACACAGAGCAATATAGACACCAGCACACTGGGTGGATCTACTGGGGCCAGAGAATTAACTTTCAATCAAACCACGGGCACCATCACAAACTGTCTCATACAACCACACATCACAGGGTTGGATGATTCAGGTGGTGATCCTGTAAGACCTATAGTCTATATTGACAAATCCAGCACACCTATCGTGTTAAATATTTTTGATTTAGATTCTTACGGTAAAGCACGTAGAATAGATTGTACAATAGATGTACAAATTCAATATCTGCCACAACTACAGAGTGATGAGCAAGGACAAACGGAGATAGCATAATGGCATGGCCAACTAATAAACCAGATTCAAATAAATTTTCATCAGACACAGATTCAATCAAAGAATCAAGACCAGAACTCAACACCATGAGTCAGGCAGTGAATGACATTGTGGATTTTGTGGATACCACAGGCATAGATAATGATGAATTTTCTTTGTTGGTGTATAATCGAAACACAGGTAAATTACAGGTTGCTTCGGTAGGCACCAATATTAGTGTAGATGAAGATTCTGCTGGCAGACCTTTCATAATAGACAGTGCGGCGGGCACAGTTTCAAATCCACTTACAGCAGATCTAGACACAGACACATTCAACATAAAAACCAGAACCAATAGAGGCACGGATTTTAAAATTAGTAAATTGGGTGGTTTTGCTGGTGATTTCAGATTAGAATCAGAACAGACAAGGGTAATTGTTGGGGGAACTTCTGCGGCAGTTTTAAATCACGGTATCAGCGTTGACGCATTGAACATAGTGTTTGACCATTATGCTACAAATATAAATTCTGAAAATCAGATTAAGATGATTGCCAATCAAGACAGTGCTGGTTCGGATACAGGTCTTGATAAGATCGAAATAAGATCGGACCAACTGAACATTGACGCAGGTATCAGGTACAAAGAACAAGTATTTCAATTGCCTTTTGGAGTGAATCTCACACCCGATGTGGGACAGAATGGCAATCTGATGGAAATCACACTCACAAACAACACCACATTCGATGGATTTGCTAATGCTGAAAATGGACAATCTTTAACTTTGATCATAAGACAAGATGCTGTGGGCAACAGGACGCTGACAGAAAATCTAGACAGTGCTGGCAGAATGTTGTGGGCAGGAGGCATCAACACTCTGAGCACAGGTGCTAATGCTGTGGATGTTCTAACAGTCATGTATGTAGGAGGAATATACTACGCAAGTTTAAGCACCAACTTCAGTTAAAAAAGGTGTCTGTGAGCGTCATTGAGCTCGTTATACGGGCAAAAGAGAGGAACAAGAGTAAATGTATACAACAACCAAAACAATAAATAAAAACAACAAGGAGATCAGTTATGGCCTGGGGCACATCAAGTAATGTAATCACAACCAATTTGGATAGTGGCACAGATTCGCCAGCGGCGGCACGTGCAGATATCAAATCAGCATTAGACGAATTAAAAGCAGTTATTGACGGCAGAAACACTGCCAACGGTGTGGCAGGTTTGGATGCTTCATCCAAAATTAATGCCACTCAAATACCAGATGAAATCAATTCAACCACAGCAACAGATTTAACCATTGACCCCAGCACAGGCAAAGTAAAATTGGAAGAGATACTGAATCTCGCACCACAAACTGTGACGCAACTCAACGCAAGATCAGACATACAGCAGGGAGACATTGCTTTTTGTTCCAACGGCGATGGTGGCACAGAATGCCTTGCAGTGGCAGTGATTGAAGACGATTCAGCAGGAGCACCCACTTGGAAAGTGGTACAAATAGGGAGTGCAATCAGCACATAATGACTAGAAAATTGATCACCAGTTTGGAAAAGCGAATCTACAAGATAGAACGCACCTTGGACAAGATCATGAACAATCATCTCCACCACATTCAGGGTTACCAGATGTATATCCTGGCACTGACTGGATTGATTGTGACCATGCTGATTGGCATCTTCATTAAAGTGATGTAATGGGCAAACCCAAAATCACACACTCACACTACAGAGACAACTTCACCAAGTATTCTGCCAAACGCACCAAATACACCTCTGACTCCTTTCACCGGGAACACAATCAGTGTGGCATGTGCGGTGGCACCTCATTCAATCACGAAAGA